TTTTAGACATCCAATGTCCTCTAAGAAAGTTTAAAGGAGAATGATATGGGTGGTGGTGGATTTCTAGGATTAGGGCCTGCGCCAAGTGCGCCTGCTGCTCCCGATTACCGAGCTGCTGCACAAGAAACGGCTGCTGGTAACTTAGACGCTGCAAGAGCTGCGACTGCCGCTAATCGTGTTAATCAAGTAACTCCTTATGGAAACTTAGATTATTTCATTACAGGTCAAGACCCATATGGTAATCCAACATGGACTGCTGCTACCTCCCTTTCAAATGTCGGTAAACAATTATTAGACACACAAAATCAAACTAGTTTGGGCTTAGGTAGCACAATTAATGCCCAACTTGGTCAAGTGCAAAATACAATGGGTCAGGGATTTAACCCTAATTTACCGTCAACTGGATATAACCCAGGCCAATCGTACCAAGACGCTGCAATGCAACGCTTACAGCCTCAATTACAACAAAGTCGTGAGGCATTAAACAACCAGTTAGCTAATTCGGGAATTCCTGTAGGTTCTGAGGCTTATATGAGAGCGCAGATGAGTCAAGCTCAGAAAGAAAATGACTTATTGGCAGCTAATACAACGCAAGGACTTAATGCTGGTTTACAAGCAAATCAACAAGCATTTGGTCAAGAACTTACAAAATACAATATTCCTTTAAATACATTAAGTGCATTGCGTACAGGCGCACAGGTACAGAATCCCACGTTCCAAAACGCTCCTCAACAAGCTACAACTTCAGGTGCTGATATTTTAGGTGCAAGTCAGATGGGTTACAACGCTCAGATGGGCGACTTTAATGCTCAAAACGCTGCTCAACAGTCATTTAATCAAGGTTTAATGGGTCTTGGTGCTGCTGGGGTAATGAAATATTCTGATGTACGCACAAAAGAAAACATTAAGCCTATTGGTTGGTTACCTAACGGATTACCTGTTTATGAGTACGAGTACAAACCTAAATTTAAAGACGTAGCAGGTCATGGAAAACATATTGGTGTTATGGCTCACGAAGTTGAAGAAGTCCAGCCTGAAGCGGTTATAACTCGACTTGATGGATACAAAATGGTTAATTATGGAGTGTTAAATGCCTAATCCTTACACAAATATATACATGCCTAGTGGGTTTGAACAAAGTCAACAAGGTTTAACACCTGTTTTTCAGAATATTGCTCAACAACAAGCTATGCAGAATGCTGCTATGCAAGAGCAAAATCAGCAAGTACAACAAGCTGGAATGATTCCCAAAGGTGGAAATCTTAATCAATTAGCCATGGCAATGGCCTTGCGTAAACAAAATGATCCTTATGCTAATGCTCAAGATGCTATGAAACAATACGGTTCAGGCAATGTATACGGTTACGGTGGTCAAGGACAAATCCCTACTAACCCTGATTTTTCTAAAGATTCATTTTAAGGAATAATTATGGCAGACCCATACGGTAATTTATCACCCGAAGAATACCAACAGCAACAAGCTATTACTCGCCAGCAACAATTGGCAAGTATGCTAATGCAAAACAATCAACAGCCACAAGGTCAGATGGTAAGTGGTCGTTATGTGCCTACTAGTTTCTTTCAAAACATCCTGCCATTAGTTAATACTTATGTTGGTAAAGGATTGCTAGAAGAAGGTGATGTCAAAGCTGCTAAATTAGCTGAGGCAATTCGTGGCAGAAACGCAACTGAAGCCCAAGATATTATTAAAACATTACAAGGTACTTCAGATTACAAGCCTGCTGTTATGCCTATGATTACTACTGACGAACATGGATATCCATATCCTCCAAATGTTGCACAAGTAGGTCAAGCACCTGATAGACAAGCTGCATTAATGAAAGCATTAAAATCAACAAGCCCTATGGGTCAAATGGTTGCCAATACATTAATAACTAAGTCTTTAGAAGACCCTAAGCAATTTAATTTGGGTGCTGAAGAAACACGTTTTATACAAAATCCTGATGGATCAATTAAAGAAATTGCTACTGGTAAAGGAAAAATAGAAAAGCCACCAGTATCTTATCAAGAATTTTTATTAGCAAAGCAAGATGGATTTAAAGGTTCTTTTAATGATTATCAGACTATGGACGCTAATCGTAAGCGACCTGTTACTAGCGTAACTGTTCCTGTAAGTGTAACTACTCAAAAAGCGTATGGTCAAGAATTTGGTGGATTAATAGCTAAACAGGATGTGGATAAATATTCTGTAGCTCAAACTGCTCCAAAAATATTACAACAATCTATGCAAATTAAAGATTTAGTAAGCAAAGGTGCGTTTACAGGTACAGGTGCAGATTTTGCATTAAGCGCAGCAAAAGCATTTAATGTTGCAGGTGTAGAAAATAAAGATAAAATTAGAAATACAGAATTACTTGTATCTAGTCTTGGTCAAAACGTGCTTAATAACATTAAAACTTCAGGTCTTGGTGCTGGTCAAGGATTTACTGATAAAGATCGTCAATTCTTGGAGCGTGTTGTTGGCGGACAAATTGCATTGGATAAAAACACCATTGTTGAATTGGCTAATTTACAAGAAAAAGTGGCTAAAGCATCTATGTCTCAATGGAATGATCGCTTTAAAACAATGCCAAAAGAAGTTATACAAGCAACAGGTATTACTCCTGTTTATATGCCGTTAAACACAAATCCAAAAGATGTATTTGGTGCTGCTGACGCAATTATAGGAAAATAATAATGGCTACTGCTGAAGAATACGCACAGTGGATTGTTAAAAACGAGAGCAAAAAAGGTTCTCCTGAGTTTGATACTGTTGTTCAAGCCTATCAATTGGCAAAAGAACAAGAGTTTTCTCAAGCACAAGAACAAAACGTGTTTGAAACTAAACCTAGAAGTACGTTAGGGGTTATGGGTCAAAGTGCTATTAAAGGTGTTGCTGGACTTGGTGATGTAGTTACTGGAGCAATTCCAAATGCTATGGAACTTTATCGTTATGCCACAACCCCTAATGCACAACTTGGTAAAATTTCACAGCCAGTAACACAATCTTTAATACGTTCGGGTGTTTTAACACCTGAAAATGAACCTAATAACCCGATGTTAAAAGCTATAGATTTTACTACCCAATTAGCTACTGGCGGTGGTATTAATCCTATGAATATAGCAAAAAATACATTGCCAAAGTTAGGTAGACTAGGATTACAGGGTGGTGTAGGTACAGGCACTCAACAATTTCTTGAATCAGCAGATGTAGGCCCATTAGGACAAATGGCAGGTACGGCATTAACAATGGGTATAGCAGGTTCACCAACTGCATTACGTTCTACTGTTGGTGATGTATCTAGAAATGCACTTAAAAACGTAAGCCCTGAGCAATTAAAATTAGCTGATTTGCTGATGCAAGATGCTAGAAAATTGGGTACACCATTAACGGCTGCTGAAGCATTAGCGCAAGTTACAGGTGGTAATCGTTTGACTAGCACACAAAGAATTGTAGAAAATGCGCCTAAATCAGCTCAAATCATGGCTGATTTTATGAATCAAAGACCTCAAGCGAACATTAACGCATTTAATCAAACAGCAAATCAAATTAGTCCTTTTATTACTAGACCTGCAACATTAAATCAAGCTGCGACCAACTTTTTAGAACGCTCTGAAAAAGGTTTAACTGGTGGGGTAGAGCCTTATTACCAATCAGGTATTGGTGAAATGAAGAATTTATCTGCTGGGAAAGCATTACCTGTTCTGCCAATAGAAGTTAAACAATTAGCTACTAATTCTGCAATTGATGATGCTATTAATCATGTTATTAAAGACAAGTATTCAGGGGTAACTGGTTTATCAGCTAATGATCCTAATACTTTATTGTCTGCTAAAAAATATTTAGATGCTCAATACAATAAATTCAGCAATAAGATGGTTGAATCTTATGACAAAGAAAAGGCTAAAAATGCTTTTTTGGCATCAAGACAATTAGATGATTTTTTAGCGTCTAAATCACCATCTTACGCTCAAGGTAGAGATATTTATGCCAATGCACAAACTAATGTTATTCAACCTAGAAAAGAAGGAATGTTGGGTCAATTAGCTAATACTGGTGGCACTACAGAAAGCATGATGGCAGCACAAAGAGGTATTTTAATGCCTCCAGCACCAATGGCTACATCACCTTCAGATATAAAATTAGTTATCAAATTATTGCGTAGGGAAGACCCTAACGTGGTTAAAGACTGGACAAGACAAAATTTACAAAGTATTTTTGACGAAACTACTCAAAATTTACAATCAGGTGCAAATCAATTTGGTGGTGCTAAGTTTGCTTCTACAATAGCTGGTAATCAAGCTCAAAAAGCCAACCTTAAAACACTCATATCTGAAAGTGCAAGTCCACAAGCATATAAAGGCTTTGAGACCATGCTTGATGTATTTGAGGCACAAGGTAAGCGTTTACCTGCTGGCTCTGCTACAGCGTTTAATCAGGAGGCTCTGCAAGAATTAAAGGGTGGTGGATTAGTAAAAGCGGCCTTAACTCCGTTTAAACCATCCAATATAGTTGCAAAATTTGAAGACTTTAGAATGAGATTAAATTCACAAAAATTAGCTGAATTATTAACTGATCCTGACGGTATTAAGAAATTAGAGGCACTATCAAAAACTAAGCCTAATACAGCAAAAAGAGAGGTCTTAACTAACTCTATAGCTGGTGGATTAATCGGTGGAAAAGAACCAATTGAGGAGAATCAACAATGAGTCGCAACGGTAGTGGTACATTCAATCTTGTAGCAGGCAATCCAGTAGTCACAGGTACTACGATAAGTTCTACATGGGCTAATTCAACACTTTCTGACATTGCTAACGGACTAACTCAATCTGTTTCTGCTGATGGACAGACACCAATTACAGGCACTTTACAAATGGGTGGCAATAGCATTGCTAACGCAGGCACAATAACAGCAACAACAGGAATCTTTGGAGGATCATTTTAATGGCACAAACAAACTATACGCCAATATCGCTTTATTATTCAGCAACGGCAACCAATGTTCCTACGGCTGGTAACTTAGTCGCAGGCGAACTAGCACTTAATACCGCGGATGGAAAGTTGTTTTACAAAGATTCTGCAGGAGTAGTACAAACTTTAGCTTCTAAGGATACTAACTCAGGAACTTTTACTAATATATCAGTAAGTGGAGTAGCTAGTTTTGCAGATGGCACAGTATTACTTCCGTCGATAACAAACATTGGTGACACTAACACAGGCATTTATTTTCCAGCAGCCGATACTATTGCCTTTACAGAAGGTGGTGTTGAGTCAATGAGAATTGATGCTAGTGGTAATGTAGGTATAGGTATTACGCCAGTATCCCAAAAATTAGAAGTAAAAGGAAATCAACGCATAGTTGGGGATAGTGCATACATACTTTGGCGTGACACAGCAGATAGTGCATCTTCTGGAGTTATTCAATTTCCATCAGCATCTGCGGCAACGATTGGAACTTATGTAAACCAAGCAATGCTATTTCAAACTAATAACTCAGAACGGATTCGTATTGACACTAGTGGTAACGTAGGTATAGGTACAAGTAGTCCAAGTGCTTCTGCAATATTAGATGCACAAAGCACCACAAAAGGTGTCCGTATGCCTAACATGACTACTACGCAAAAAAATGCTATTTCAAGTCCTGCTGCTGGATTAATGGTATTTGATACCACTTTGGCAAAACTTTGTGTTTATAGTGGTTCTGCATGGCAAACAATAACTTCAATTTAAGGAAATCAAATGACAACATTTAATTGGCAAGTAGTACAAATGGACAGACTAACAAGTGATAATTTTGTTGTAACGTGTCACTATACAGTTTCTGCTACAGATGGCGATTACACAGCATCTACTTACGGTACGGTAGGTTACACACAAGTAGCTGGTAAGTCTTATGTACCATACGCTGACTTAACAGAACCTGAGTGTGTTGGTTGGGTGCAAGATAGTCTAGGCAAGGACACAGTAGAAGCAAGCCTACAAGCACAAATAGACGCATTAAAGAACCCAG